ATGGAAGAAACAACTATAGATGTAAAAGGAAACTTTGCTGTAAGAGTCGGCAAGATGTGGGCAAGCAAGGATTATAGCGAAGTTAGGCTCAGTAAAAATCCAAAATCACTATTATCGTTCAAGGATGCTCACAATCTAGCCGAAGAAGTCGGCGGCAAAATCATTATGCTTAAGCCCGTTGACTTGACGGAAGAGCAAATTGCGGACTTAAAACTTGCAGCGACGTCAGACAATAATGACTAGAAAAAGGAGGCAAAATGAGCGATAAAGCTAAAACGGCGATCAAAAAAGTAGGACGACTAATTGTGCCTGATGGCAAATACACCGACAAAGACGGTAAAGAAAAAACGAAGTGGCACGAAATTGGTATCGTCTTTGCTTCCCCACACCACAGCCGGATGTCGATTCGTTTGCACGCTAACGGTTTTGGCGAAGGTCAATTTGCGACCATAGCCTACGACGATGATTGCAAACCGAACTTTACTGATAAGGAAAAAATCGTAGTTGAAGGCGCAGAGGATTATGTACCAGAAGATAAGGAGATTCCGTTTTGACAAAAAGATTAAACAAACCTAAGGTCATCGGGTATGAGATTGATGAAAATCGTAAGAAATATTCCGATAAGTTCTTTGAAATAAAAGCAAAACCGAAAAAGGCAGCGATTGAAGAATTCCATCGCAAATTCCGTCGCTACCCTATCGGTATTAAACCAATTTACGAAAAGGAGAAAGATGAAAGACGAGAAACAGCGAACGCGTGAAAGGCTTACGGCCTTTCTGCGCGACGAGGTCTTCAAGGATAAAGACCTTGATGATTTGTCCAGTTTAGCTGGCTTTATTGCCTCGAAAGGAAATGATTTTATCGTTTCCTTTTGCGAATGGCTAGAGCTTGGCGAATGGTTTATTGAGGAGCTAGACGATTGCGAGTTCAATGTCGATGAATTCTTGAGCGACTTACGCCATGACTGGGAGAAAGAGGCTGAAGAAACCTCTAAAGAACAATACGAGACCATGCTTGATCGCCAGCGCATTCAAGGATGGCCATATTAACAATCTAGATTCTGCCTTCATCTGAAACTATACGGCGTCATTGATCCACGCGGTTCTATAAAAGGATTGCGCACATTCAAAAATGCCGCGGACAGGCTACCGTTTCTTCAATATTGTAGTCTTGTGTATAGTTCGTATGGTTTCAGACGAGGGCAGAATTCACGAAAAACAAAGCACACAAAGGAGGTATTATGAGTGCAAAGAAAATAAGTAGGGGTTCTGCCAAAGACGACATTGCGTCATTCTTTGGCGGACTCCTAGGGATAGTTTTCTGCGTATGCGCAATAGCCCTAATAATTGGCTTCACATTTTGGATGTTCAATCAATGGGGGCTAGTTTAATGGCGGAAGATTTCGATTTCAGCAATAAACATTTTACTTCTCGCCGGCAGTCTATTCAGAGTTTTCTAAAGCTCAACTATCGCAAGAATCTTTCCGAAGATAAATTTGTCTTGGCCATGAAGGATTTTTACAAAGGAGATCATGGTCGCCATGCAAGGTATAAAAGATGCCCATCTACGCTTCGGCGAGAATACAGACATCTGAACGAAAAATATGATTTCTTCAAGGAGAAGATATGAGAGACGATAAGATAATTGAAACCGTTTTTGAAAAACTTCATAGCTGGCAACAGACTAAAAGCTCTGAGACAGCGAGTGAAATTTGTGAGCTTTTAAGCGAATTCGAAGAAGGCGTAGATGAAGGTCTTTCTACGGCAGCAAAAGAACTCTACGGAGAAATGACGATACATTAATAATTTGGCGGTGCTTGCAACCTTCTCTTAAATTCTTCAACCTCCTTTCTAATTTGGTTGATTTGAGAGTCGCATCTCACCCTGTATATTGGACTCGAAAAAGCAAGTTAAATGTCAAAAACGCAGCCGCCTATCTATCAGGAGAAATTATGGCAGAAGTAAAAATAAATTTAGGCAATGGTGAAAAGCTACCGAAAGAAGTCTTGGATGAAATCAAGCTTAGGACAATAGAATGGGAGAGGATGCGCAAGAAATCCGGATTAGACCTATCTGATTCCGCGAGAATTTGCCAGCTTGAGATAGTGTGTTCCAAGTTGCGAAGCGACTATATGTTTTGGAAACGAATAGCACTAAGTCTTCTATGGTCGATATTCTTCACTAGTATGTTTAGCTTAGGTATATCGCTCGGTAGAATTCTAAGGGGGTAATCATGTATCGCTATAAATTACTAGCAAAGAAACTTGGGCTTTATCTACTCCGTTGGCAGCTATCAACGCCGATTCTCGCGCTATGTCTTTACCTGCTCGCAGGATTTGGCGAAATTTGGGCAACAATTATTGCAAACCTAATTGGCGGCCTGATATTTTTCGGATTAGATATGCGAATCTTTAAGGATAAATTATGAAGAATATAGAGCGACGCTTGATGCAGGCGCTAAACAACAAGGTCAGAGGCGTCAATGAAGCCGAAGAAATAGATCCAAATGATTACATTTACGCATCCTTATCTCAGCCACCGATTAAAGTAATCGATAAGCATAATACAAACGATGAAATGAAGTGGGACGTAGAGTGTCCAAATTGCGGTGCAGTCGTAAACTACGGCAAGGAGATATTCATGAATAGCGGACGGTTGTACTGCGCTATTGATGGATGCCGCGAAAACTTGCTAGGAATAAGGAGGAAGAATGATAGAGCTAAAGATTAGATTTGTTGATACCGGCGACGGCACAGTCTATAAACCAATCACACTAGCAGAATTATGCCAACGGATAGAAATACCTCGCAGGATTGTTTTGGAGTCCGAAAACGGCGATTTTATAGATACAGACGACTTCATCGACCAATTCGAAAAAGGCGAACTTATAATCGAACCGTACACGGGTCTAAAAGACAAGAATAGTAAAGAGATATATAAGGGGGATATTATAGACTTTTTTGGTGAGAAATACCCTGTAATATATAGAGCTGGCGGCTTTTGGGCGGAATACAGTAAAACTCAAAAAGATCATCTGTTTTTGTATGCAATAGATAGCGAAGTAATCGGCAATATCCATGAGAATCCAGAGCTATTGGAGACAAAATGAACGCCATGAAGAAAATTCTAACTAAACAAGAGTTTGATCTTCTATTCACTTCCGCTGTCATGAAGTATAAAGCTCTTCGAGACGAAGAGTCTGCGAGGGGGGGTAGCTGAGCTAGCGTTAAAAGCGCTAAACGGCGATGTGCTAGGCGAAGCTAAACTCGGGGATAAAAACGATGGCGGTTTTTGAATACCGTGATTCTATCTTCGGAACGAAAGATATACGCCTAAAAGGCGGTCATTGCACAGCTAACTGCGCAATTGGCAAAGACTATCTAACAGTGTGTCTTATCGAAACGCCGCCAAAGTTTAGGAACCGAGGCGAGGCACAACGGTTATTACAAGAGTTAAGGGAACTCGCTGAAGAGCAAGGTCAAACCTTTCGCGTTTGGGCGCCAATTACAAATACAATGTTGCATATATGCACAAAATTAAAAATTGAAACTTGTGGTCTTGAGGAGGTACTAGAAGATGGCAAGAAAAAGCGAAACGCAAGAGCAGATACTAGTTGCTAATTACCTTGCGGAAAAATATCCGAATGTACAATTTCATAGTGATTACGGAAGTGGTGCGCGGCTGCGTCCGCATCAAGCTAAAGAACAAAGCGAGCTAAATGCTGGACGAAAATCTTGGCCTGATCTGTTTATCGCTGAACCAGTTATTCGAATGGGAGCGCCAAGCTATAATGGCCTATTTATAGAGATGAAGCGTACTGGAACGAAAATATTTACAAGAAAAGGCACCCTTGTATCTGATGAGCATATACGAGAGCAATTCGACCTACTTGAACAACTTCGCCGACGCGGATATTGTGCGGAATTCGCTTGCGGATACGAAGAAGCTACGAAAATAATTGATGATTATCTTGGAGGAGAACATGGAGACAGATGAACTTATTAATCAAATTAAACAGTGGGGAGTAAGGCGCAAAATTACGAATCCTCACACTCAACTCTGTAAAGTGACAGAAGAGGTGGGAGAAATAGCTCACGAGATAACGCGCAATAGACTTTCTTCCCCAGAAATCATCGATGCTCTTGGTGACACTTGTGTCACCATCATAATACTTGCTGATATACTCGGCTTTGACATTCGCGATTGTCTCACCAGTGCCTACGAAGAAATAAAGAATCGTGAAGGAGTGACTGTTGATGGCAACTTCATTAAAGAAGAAAGCTGAGGCACTAATGATTATTGATAAGCTTCGCTACTCACCCTATTACCATAACGAAGAAGAAGTGAACGCCGATATAGATAAGTTACGAGAGCTGGTCAAAAGTCTGTAATTCTTATGGTATAATTAAAGTAAGCCACCGCTAGTTTAGTCAATCCTCTAGCTAGTGGCCTACTTTTTTCTTGCCACTTATGGTATAATTTATTTAGATCAATGACGTCTTGAGTATTCCTCAAGGCGTTTTTTGCTGCACATTAACTGAAGAGGTTTATCTCGAAAGGAAGTGGTTTTATGGCTCAGCTCATGATTGAAATCAAGGGCGGTTTTGACAGCAGAAGGCTTTGGAGTCTTATCAAGAGATACAAAGTCAATCTAACAGACTTAGGAGATACCGTTTTAGTCTATGGCGACATCTCTTTTCATGATGCGGTTGACGTAATTGCATTTTGTTCGATGTTCGGAGAAATGAAGTCGGATTACGGAGGTGATTAATATGGGCAAACGAGGCAGAAGAATCCGTAAGTTACAACGCCAGCATGAAGTGAATCATCATCATTTGCTTTATCCGCGTAGAGACTGGAGCCAAGGCTATGCTTATCTTGTAAGGCACGCTTTTATCCGTGAAGTGCCTGTCGATATTCATAATCGGCTACATCGTTATATCGTCAAAGAAGTGCCTGTTCCCTCCGAAAAGCTACTTAGGGGCGCTTGGGAGTCATACCAGCAAGACAAGACGACAATCGACAGCTACGACATCCGTCGCGCACTGGCTTGGCTCTATGTTAATATCCAAGATACAAAATTTCGCAAGGAAATCCAAAAACAGATAGACTTCTTCACAGAATCACTAGGCGGCTCGGATTGAGCCGCCACACTTTAAGAAAGGATACGATGGGCGAATCAATCATAGTTGCATTAATTACAGCTGGAATACCAAGCCTAGCAACACTGGTTGCTTCGTTGTGGCAAAATCGAATGAGTCGAAGGCACTCTGCAAAGCAATCAATCTTGCAGATGTGTATGGAAGATCAACTGAACTGGGAGTTATTTCAGAAGTTTCCAACAAATTACGGCAATATTCAGAACGAATACGCTGTTTATCATAAAAACGGCGGCAATGGAGAAGTTACCAAGCGCGTTAATGAATATAACGACTGGTATAAGCAGGTCGAAGATGGACTTGCGAAACCACATAAAATAATGAAAGGAGTCAACAATGAATGACATTCTACTCTGTGTGGGGGCTGCCGGAATCTTCTTCGGCGCAATTATTCTTCGCGGTATTTTCGGATACCTAAAAAACAAAAAGATCGCACTCGAAGACATTAAATTTGACTGGAAGAAATTCTTAAGCGGCTCTGTGAAGCCGGTTCTTTTGACTCTTGCGATTGGCGGACTAGCGGCTCTAATAGTAGCTTTTCTGGGTTTAGTTGATGCATCTGGGCTAGATGTACAAGGCGTCAATCAGGTTTCTATTAAGACTCTGCTTCTCGGCTTGTTCATTGCGGATATTGGCGCAATTGGATACGCAATGAGTGAAGCTCTAATGGCGTTCGGATTGTCCGATAAGCAAATCATGCAGATTCGCCAAACTATCATCGAGGCTGACATTGATGACGAAACTGGCATAGCTATCCAATTAGAGGGTGACGAGTTGATTGCTAAAGCCATCAATATCAAACAGGATATTGGTGACGGCAAAGAAAAGACCGAAGATGAGGCTAAAGAGCAAAATGGCGCTTGGCCATACTATCGCGTGAATATTTCGTCTCCTGATGCGTTTGTGAATTCCGTCAATGGTAAAGGCTTTGACGAAGGTTTCGGAATGCAATGCGTTGCAGGGTTTAAGGAATTCCAATATTCCCTCTGTGGTAGCATCTTAGCTTGTGCTGGTGGTGGCGCGAACGGTTATGCCCGACAGCGCGCACAACTCGAAGCGATGGGCTTTACATATTACAATGACGGAAAGTTGCAAAATGGTGACTGGGTGATTTGGGGTACTGGTCAATACGGTCATGTCGCAATGTATTACAACGGCCAGTTCTTTGGCCAGAATCAAGGCGCAAGGGATGCTGGTATTGGTTGTCCATTCAATCTGATGAGCCTAAGCATGAATGGCTATCTCTGCCACTACCGTCCAAATGTTTACAAGAATGGTACACCTACTCCATCCGGTAAGAAAAAAGTTGACGATGCGATTGTAAACGCAGCCATTCGTGGCGATTATGGCAATGGTTCTGTGCGCAGAACTAATCTTGCACAGGCTGGCTACGATCCAGATGAAGTTCAAAAGGCAGTTAACGCTAGACTTGCAGGCCAACCAAGCACCGGAGGCAACGATACTGTTAGTTATACCTACAAATCAGGCGATACCTTCGGACAGGTCATTCTTAATCTCGGCCTACAAACCGTTCATGGCCTGTGGGGTGACGACGGCGACGTAGCCTATTACACAAAACAGCTTAACGAGCAAGGAATCCACGGCAATATTCCAGTAGGCTCAACAATTACCCTCCATAGGAGAACTAATTAATGCCAGCAATTAGTGGTAATCTATTAACAATCGATGGCGAGAAAGTGGTAGGCATTAAAACCTACCGCATTGCCTCAAATCTTCTGTGGTCTGACGCAGACCGCAATATGAATGGCGACGTCCGCGCAACATCGCTTGGTGTTTATCCAAAAATCGAACTGGAATTTCGTGACGGCTTAACTCAAGAGCAAATTCAGAAGATCTATCAGCAATTACCAGCAACGTTTTTTACGGTTACTTTTTGGCACTCCGGTAAAGGTCAATATGTTACGGCGCAATATTACAGGAGCGATATGTCCATTGAGTTACTAGATAAGAATCGTGGTTTGTACAAAGCATTCTCGGTCAATCTAATTCCAGTTTCAAGAGGTATGTAATGATTAGCTGTTCGAATAGGTTTAAGGAATTGATGCGTGCGCCGGTTAAAACTATTCAAATGTGCGTCACGACGAACGAGCCGACTCCACAAACATTCGCATCTTCTGATGTATTGATGTCTGTGGACATAGAGGCTGACGGATTTTTCTTTGGTGCGGTCACAGAATCGCTCACAATGAAGTTGATTGGTACAGACTATAATTTAGTCGGCCACGATGTTAAACCAACCTTACAGGTGCTTTCTGATGCCGAAAACGAGATTTATGAGGAACTCAGCTATAACAGCTTTCGAGTTTATGAGCAGACTGTCGATTTGGAAAAAGGCATTACGACAGTCAAAGGCTACGACGCGATTGGTATTGCAGCAAAGCTTGAATATGCAGAAGGTGCAATCATTTGGCCTTGCACTGTTGCTAATCTAGCCTCACAAGTTGCGGCAAATATCGGCATTGCTCTCCTTACAGATATGAGTACGCTACCTAACAGTACTTACATTATTAGCGAAGATTTGTATGCCAATATCAGTGGTGCTAATTATCGTAATATCTTGACAGAGATTGCTGGCGCTACTGCGTCCGTCTGTCGCGTCTCTGACGATAAGCTAGTATTCGAACCAGCGCTCGCCAATGTCGTGGATGATCTGACTTATGACAATCTGTTAAAAGTTAAATTCGAGCCTAGGTATGGGGTCATTAACTCGGTAGTCTTATCCAGAATGCCACAAGAAGACAATATCGCAGTTCGCGATGAAACGAGCATTACCTTGAACGGTTTAACAGAGCTTAAACTTGCCAATAACGAAATCTTAGATGACGAACGCGAAATATTGGCACAACCAATCTTGAATGCGGTTGATGGCTTTTTCTTCGACCCATGCGAAGCCACAACGGAAGGCCATGGTTGGTACGAATGTGGTGATAGAGTACAGATTTCTAACGATCAAGCAAATTATGAGACAATTATTACTCATACAAAGCTTACTTTTGCTGGCGGTATAAAGGAAACCATCAAAGGAGTCGCGCCAGATGCGACGAAGACGAATTATGCCCTAGCTGGCGGTATCTCAAAGACTATCTACAACACTGAAATTAAGGTTGATAAGCAAGGCCAGAGGATTGAGTCGATCGTAGAAGAACAGTCGATGCTCGAAAATACGGTCAATAACAACTACACCTCGATTACTCAGAATATCTCAAATGTAGTAACATCTGTTCAAAATTCTGGCGGCAATAACCTAATCAAAAATTCCGCCATGTACTCACTAGATGACGAGAAAAACCCTCTTAACTGGACTCTTAGCGGAGCTGGCTCGATAAGTATCGTTCCGAGCGCAGAAGCTGCCATTAACGGCTCATTGTCTAGACAGAATATTAGCTTGAAGAATATGATCGCAACTCAGGTTATCGAAGTAAAAGCCGATACCTCCGAAACGACGGAAAAGACTTATTATTCGTTTTCTTGCAAGATAAAGAAGACGGCCGCTGGTGAGTGTTGGGTGCGTATTTCCGACGGAACCGAGGGTGGTACTCGTGAGATTGTATTGGAAAATGGCGACGAGTCATTCTATAAGGATTTCAGCATCGAAAAGATACTGCCGAATTCTTCAAATCTAACCATTTCAGTTTACGGCTCTTCCGATTCGGAATTCAGTATTACCGATATGATGCTCGCTGTTGGCGATTATCGTTCTCAGTGGACTCAGGCAAACGGCGAGTTTGCGAATACGCAGGTAACTATCGATTCTAATGGCGTGACGATTCGTTCTAGCAACCTAAGTGGTACCTATTCCAAACAAACCCCCCAAGAACTCTCTACATACTCCAATAACAAATTAGTGGCCACGGTAAATGAGTCCGGAATTTCGGCGCCGAAAATCGATGCGACAAAGGCAATTTCGATGCCGCCGATTAAAATAGTACCCCGATCAGATGGTTGGGCATTCGTTAAAGCGTAAAGGATAAAAATGGCTTGGCAGACAGTAGCAACAATCAACACCAGCGGATATGGCAATACTAAACTTCAGTATGACGATTCATCGACCAGAGAAAATCGTACTTCGAGGGTTATTTTCGAGCTTAACGCTGGCTCAAGTATTTACGTTTATTTCAATAACTTTACGGTCAATGGCTCTAATCTTGGCCAAAAGCTAGTTACCGGAAGCTGTACACTCTGGGAAGGCACATTACCTGCTGGCAACAGAACCGTTTCCTATACCTGTCCTTGGTATTCTGGTTCAGTAAATTATTCTGGCACAGGCTACATTCCGAGTGGAATTGCTGCGCCAAGTGGTCTATCAGTTACACTCAAGTCTAAAACTTATAACTCTGCTACTTTTGCTGCCTCAATTTCGTCTTACGGTACTCCGTCCGGTACAAATGGTAGGTATATCGAGGCGGCCATCCTAAATCAAAACTCATATGGTGCGTCATATCGTTATGCAACGGCCTCTAATACTACATCCTCCACCATCACCGTTAATAACTCATCCGCTGCAAATCCTAGCAGTTTTAGTATCGAAGGAAACCATAGATACTGGTATGGTATCTATGCATCGAATACGCAGGCAAGTGCTTCGAAAGTTGCTGGTAGCTTCTATACTCCTTGTCCGCCGTTATCTGTACTTAGTTATAATAATCAGAATTACAATACTTACAATACAGTTAATGCAATTATTGATTACGAGCGTCAGGCTGATGGCGGCGCGGAAACTAGAACCGGATATTATCGTTATTCGACTGACGGCGGCGTAACCTTCTCGAATTGGATTAGCTTTGGTACTATCAGCGTAGCGGCCAATACGACAGCCTCATTTACAGCGGTTCTTCCTACAAATTCGAACATTCTACTTCAAGCAAAGATTAGTACGCCAAATGGCGGCGACTCAACGATTAAGAGTGTTTCATTTAGTACAATCGCAACGCATCAGGCGCCGAATTTTTCAAATTTCGAATATAGCGATATAAATTCCGCAACGGTTCAGCTCACTGGTAATAACCAAGCCATGATTCAGAACCAGTCTATTCCTCAAATTAGAATTTCTGCCGCAAACAAGGCTACCGGCAACGATAATATCGCTGTCACCGATTATGCCATCTCGCTTGCTGGGCGTTCAGGCACAGTGAGCTATTCAGATTCGGCCGTTTCAGCTGAGCTTGAGTCACCTAACGAATCTGGTACTGGGAACCTAGTCGTATCGGCAGTCGATGCGCTTTTGGCCTCTACTGCCGTCTCGAAGCCAGTAACTATCTATCCGTGGGCTGCACCAACTATTTCTGCGTCAATTGAGCGAATTAATAACTTCGAATCAGACTCCATTATTAAGGCCTCTGGTAATTATTCGCCAATCTTAGTGAACGGAGTGGCAAAAAACAGCCTGACATTACAATATCGCTCCAAGAAATCTTCAAGTTCAACATGGGGTAGCTGGATTTCGAGGACGGTGTCTGTCAGTGATGATACATGGGCTGCAAGTGACTTTACCGTATCATTAGATAATAGCTATCAGTGGGATATACAAGTGCGTATTGTGGACGCATTCACGAATGCTTCTGTCGATTTGAATATTTCAACCGGTGTAGCTATCTTCCGAATCGGAACTGATGGTTATGTGTATAACAATGAAAATCCATTGATGGTGTCTCATGTAGGTCAGGTTATTATGAGTACAACCCTAGATACGGCGGCTAAAGTTAAAGCACTATATGGTGGTACTTGGCAAGCGTGGGGTAAAGGGCCGTGTACCTGTTGGCGTAGATCCAAATGATGCAGATTTTGATGCTCCAAATAAAACTGGAGGTAGTAAGACTGTAACATTGCAAGTTTCTCAGATACCAGCGCATAATCATGCTCAAAATATTAACGGAAACGGCGGAGACGCTTGGAATAATAAATATGGCGCCGCAATTACCAAACCGACTAATACTGGCTCCGAATCGAGCGGCTATGCGTACGCAAGCGATGCTTCGAGCTGGAATGGCAAAGGGAACCGAATTAAGACTGATAATACCGGTAGCGGTCAAGCTCATGACAACATGAGTCCTTACGAAACCCTATATATGTGGAAGCGTGTTAGCTAACTCTTTTCCAGAGGTAGAGAGTCTGATAAGGCGGCATATTTTCATGCGATTTACCACCGCCAGCGGTCTTTGCGTAGACGTTATTGCCATTCCCGGAGCCATTATTTCTCCACGCCCAACTCTCAACATTTAAGACGCTAGAACCAGAGCCGGAGTAAGAAATTGTTACGCCGCTCGTTGCGTTCTTGCCGCCATAAACAACGTCGTGCGAGTGAGCTGGTAGCTGCTCTTCTTGCAAGGTTACAGTCTACGCTATCCGTAGCCACATATACAGCGTTCTGTATGGCTGTAAGTTATTATGCGGTTTGCCGCCGCCGACATCCTCCTGACCGATTTTCCAACGGTAGTTATTGCCAGCTTGCAGAAGACCGTAAGCGGTGCCGCCACTACCATCGATACCCATATAATCGGTACCGCCTTTGAGGTTATGATGATGACTCGGCATCTGAGAAACTTGCAATGTTACAGTCTATTCGTAATTAGGCTGTCCTGAGCCAATAGTAAATTGTCTTGTATGGCGGCATGTTTTGATGAGGTTGGCCACCGCCAGCGCTATCGATGCCAGCCTGAGAAGGATAAGGATTGCTTGAGTTATTGATATACCCGAGCTTCCTGTATGGATCAGCCCAGTTCTGCGTAGTGCCCAATGGAAAACCATTATAGGTATGCGTATGTTTTGGCATCTGATTCACTGTCAATGTTACAGTCTAATCATTCTGAATAGTTAGGAAGTAACATTGAGTCTCAATAACCTACCTGCGAGAGCTATGGTGAGACAACAGGTTAGCGGAAGTAAGTGGGGATGCGCCTGCAACAGTAACATAGTTAATAGCTGGGCTAATATTTGTATGGCCGATGCTGGTTTTGCAAATAGTGAACCATTGTCTAATCTTCAGCCGTATTCGACCATCTATATGTGGGAAAGGGTCAGCTAGGCTGTACGCTCCCACATATAAACTGTTTGATATGGTTGTAGATTTGTGTGTGGTTTACTGCCACCAGCCGCCCATAAATACTCTTCTGAACCCGACCAGTTTGCGTTTTTATCCTGATAGACGCGGAAGGGATATTTGCCCAGATTAGAACTTACACTAGCTCCGTCATTAACACCCGACCAACCGTGCCTATGAGAAGGCATCTGCTCAATAGTCAATGTTACTTCCTTAACACCTCCAGTTTTGCCAACGGTATCAAAGTCAGAATCGTTTGGATCGACGCCTACCGGAACCCTGCCGACGCCCCATGCTCGCCAAGTGCCGCCATAGATAGCCTGAACCTTGGCTGCCGTATCAAGTTTTGTACTCTGAATTACTTGCCCAACGTGGGTTGAATATCTTGGCGCTTCGTCGATAGTGATGAGCCTTTTTTCATTGTTATACACAAATCATTGAATATTCACTTAAATAAGAAAAACGCTCCCTACAACAGAGGTAGAGAGCGTTCACTTATTTTCTTATAAATTCCACTATATAAGAAGCTAATCGTTAGTTCGCGTTATTTTTGTTCCATCATTGGCAGTATATGTTAGGATAAAGCCGTCTCCGCCGTTTGTTTGCTCATATACTACATCGTAACCTGCAAGAAAATCCGGATTCTTAATGAAATCTGCCAATGCAGAAGGATATTTGCCATTTTCTGTTTTGTATATTTCAGCGTAAGCCTTAACCTGATCCAACTTGGCATTTATCAAATCATTCTCGCTCTTTTGTTGAAGCTCTTGAGGAGTCATCCGGCTTCCGTCTTGATTGCTAGATGAATTATTATTAACTGCAATTGCGATGCATATAATGGCAATAACAATAATCGCCGCTATGCCACACAAGCTGATTACGATTTTATTTTTGTTGGTTTTGTTTTTGGACATATCGGATCCTTATTTATCTTATTCTAAGCATATCATAGAATGGATAAAATACAAATCAGACATTAATAACAGTAGTGTTATTAAGGAACGAAGCTTCATTGATCCCTTCAATAATTTTGTTCACCAATGTCTCTTCACCCACCTTCACTGTTACATGGACTGGGGTAGAATCTAGATCTAAATCTAATGAACTTTGCGCAATTTTATCACTGATAGTTTTGCCAAGCTCAACGGATCCTAATTCTGGACTAAAGGATGTCTCCGCAACTTTTGCCAGACTTTGCGAAACTTTGCGAACCTCTCCAAATTGACTTTCGATACCTTCGACAACACCTTCGCCAAAGAATGAACCGGATTCTTTCATGATTCTTGATGGCGAATGAATCTGCAAGCGCGCATTAAAGCCTGCAACACCTTGTGCCGCTTGATTCCAACCAGCCTGATAAACAGCCCCATTGTTAGCTACGATACCAGATACAACTCCAGTGCCGAAATTATTGCCGGACTGAGTACCACTACTTCGTACTTTATTTGAGATCTTATTGAGATTTGTAGTTAAATCCGTTTCAACATCGTTGACGCTCGTTGGAAATTCCTTCCATAATCTATCCCAGTCTTCATACGCTTCAGCTACATCGTCCGCTACGCCTTTGGTTAACCAAGCCATTTCGTCTTTAGAGCGATGCACCGTATTGCCTTGGGCGTCAACAAATTCATACTCATTAGATGCTAGTTCCGTAAGCATATCTGCCAAAGCAGCATAATCGCCAGTATTTGCGATCGCTTGAGCTTGGGAATCAAGCATTGCACGGAGTTCTCGGCTTTGCGCGTCATACAAAACATCTTCCTGTGCAGAAACTTCAGCTTGCGCATCGGACAGCTTTTTGGCTGATTCTGTTTGGCGGTCTTGTGCCGTTGTGTATTGAGCGACAGATTTTGCAAGCTTTAACTGTTTGTCGTCTAACTTACTTAAATCGCCATTGAGGCTATTAAACCAACTGATAGCTTCTTCTGTTGTCATATTGTTATCAGAGGCGGCGGTATTAAGGTTTTCGGTGGCAGAGCGAAGATTCTCCTCTGCGCTCACAAGATCTAGGTTAGCGCTGTTTACACCAGCAATAGCGTCAGACAAAGAATCGAGCGCGGCTTTCTCATCCTCTACGGCGCGTTGGCGATCGTTCGCTACCTGCGTAGCCATCTGCTCAGCTGTAATATAAGTTTGCGTTTGCGCCTCGGCTTCCATCTGTTTAGTCTTAAAGAATTCAACAATAGTGACAACAGCCGTTATAGCTGCAACAACTCCAAGGATGGCGATAGTAACAGGATTAAACACGGCGCCGAGCATACTCGTCAGACCACTACCGAGAGAAGCCATAGCTCCAGTAAGCCCCGTAGTCTGAATTGCTAGTCCGCCCAAAACTGGACTTACAGCCATTGCGGCAGTTTGGAAAGCTAGAGTTTGAGATATTGCGCCTGCAATTGCCGTCCCTATTGCTGTTACCTTCGTAGCAATCATTGACGAAACGATAACTGCGCCAAGTGTCACAATGGAAGCAATAAAGGCATCCATAAATACTTGATTTTCACCAAGAGACCTGAGTGCGTCGCCAATTCCGTTTAGTACACTAATAATAATTCCACCGGTCCACTTTGCGATAGGTACTAGGAAATTATCTACGAACGGTCGCAAGAAATTATCCCAGAAGGTTTTAATCGCCGAGCCAACAAAACTAATTGCGCCACCTAGAGCGTTTAGAAATGCTGGGAACAAATCATTTCCAGCCCACGACACGAATGGTTTTAGGTAATTATTCCATATTTGGCTCGCAATCTTACCAATCGGCTCAATAAATTTCTTGACGTCATCAGCGAATTTCTTAATGGCTTTGCCAATTTTGTCGAAATTGAAGATTTTTTGAAGACTCTCCTTCATCTTCTTGGCTAAATCAGTAATCTTGTCGGTACCTTTTTCGAAATCGGCTGTATCGAATTCTAAGCCACTAAGATCAGCTCCTCCGGCACCAGTGGAACCTCCACCGCCTCCGCCACCACCAGAGCTAGGCTCTGGCTCTTTAAGGACGTTCATTTCATCAAAGCCGGCTAACTGCTTCTGGAGCTTTTTAGCGGCAGCCCCAGTCCCACCAATAGCATCAGTAGCATCATCGGCTGCGGAGCCAATTCCTGAAACTGCTGAAGCTGCACCAGAAGCGCTAGAAGACGTTTTTCCGAATGAGATAGCGGATTGACCAAATAATGCGCGCAAGGCATTAATAGCGGTTAATACGAGGCGAATAAAAGCCGCCACGTAGTTGGCTGCTGTGCCAATAGCTCCGGCAACTACATTAAAGAATCCGGCGATATTTGATTGACCAATAGCGTCCATAATTTGCTGGAGGCCACGAACCAATGCCGTCTTCATATTAATAATTGATGTTTGAACACCACCAGTAGCATTGCGCGCTTGTTCTTCGAAGTTTGCAAAACCGGCATAGCCTTCACGATTGAGTTTGGCAATCGTTGTCATAAACTCATTCATTGAGACAGCGCCGCTGCGTAAGGCTTCGCCTAAATCATTCGAAGTCGCATAGCCCATAGCATTTGCGATTTGTTTAAGTTGGGCTGGCATAGCCATCATCATGGTGCGCCATTCCATCATGTCAGGCTTATTTTTTGCGTAGGCCTGACTGATTTGCTCTAGTGCGGAAGACTGGATTTCCATACTAGCACCACCAGCAAGAATAGCATTATTAAGCGCCAAAAACATTTGTGTAGAAGCGCCAATATTGCCATTAGCACTCGTGAAACGCTGAACTGCTAGCGCAGCAGAATCGATAGTTGTTGGCAAGCCCTGAAGCTTCTCCGCTAGATAATCAATTGCCTTCTGCGATTCTTCAGCACCAATCCCTAGGTTACTCATTACCTTAGGGAAATTATTCAGCGTGTCAAGACGACTAACGGCTTCGCTCATAGAATTAGCGATAGCTCGAAATGCAGCAGTCAAGGCCTTAGCGATAATGTTGCCGGCTGCAATCATCGGTGCAGAAATACGCGGTGCTGTATGCTCTGCGGATTTGGCTAAATTAGAGATTTGGCCTTTAACATCGTTGATTTGTTTAGCGAACTCTTTTGAACTCGCAGTAATAAGAACTTGAAGCTCGTCAACCGTGGTTGCGTTTGCCATTTTCTAATTCCTTCCATTGCGCCGCATTTCGCTTCGCCATAAGTGCCATTTCCTCATCGGTCATTCGACGCATTGCGCCAGAATGTCCTTTTTCGAGAAATGGGTGTTTAGGGTAACCTTTCGGATTGTTCACAGCAACCGAAATATAGCTACCCAGAATGTGATTTAGAAAATCCGTCTGTCTTCTAGATTTTTCGAAACGGTTTTCATATCCCTTAATGCAGTCAAAGAACTGTCCGATAGTCAATTCATAGAATTCTGATGGGCTAATCCCTATCTCAAAGGCAGTTCTTAGTTGGCTATCCCAGAACTTATAGAACCAACCTTCATGTGGTTTTAGATCGATGCGCTCATCGCTTCGTCCATTGCCTTCTCGATCGCTTTGACGTCCAATTTCTTGCCTAAAAAACCAGCGTCGTTAATTCCTTCAAAAATCAGCAAAATAACATTTTTCAGTCCCTTGGACATCTCCTGATCGAACTGTTCCTCTGTGCCACCACCGGCATAAAACAAGAACCAAAGATCTTCCATACCGATATTGCCACTCGTAATGCCATCAAATGCAGAGAAAAACTTCTGCTTCAGCTCCTTTTCTGCTTTACGAATATTTGAAGCTTTGTAATCGAGTTTCATATAAATAATTCCTTTTTAAGTGATTTTGGTGGCGGTATAACCCTACCGCCGGAGGGTTTATTCACCTGCCGGTTCACCGGTTGGCGAATAGGTTGGCGTCTCAGAAACACGGATACCACCGCTATACTGGTTCAAGCCATCAGTCGTGCGTTCACTAAGACCAAAGCTCTGAAGCGCACCTTTGATGTCCATGCGAGAGCCATCAGTATATTTGATGTACCAATCACGCTTGTTCTTGCCGTTCAAAAGCGCGAACATCTTCTCGGCGAGCGTTGCATCGCAGAGATTACCTTCAAATTCGAAGGTTCCGTAATCGACAGCACCAGCAATATACTCCTTGTTACCATTTGGGCTATCGTGATCAGTTACATCGATTTCTTCCGCTTCGCCTTTAACTTCGCCAACGGATGTGAGATGTGCAATTTTGGTATCGGCTTGTTCTTCGCCGGCTTTCTTAAGCCAGAGTTCGGTACCGATTGATTGAGTTCCTGCCATTTGTTACTCCTTTTCGTAGTTAGGCAAGGTCATCGAGTAATCACAAAACGCGCATTTGTGTGGCATAGTGCCTCCGCTGGCGCTGGAATATCCGATGAGTGTGACATTCGATAGTGAATGCCGCGCATAGCTTCCTCAACCTCGTTGAGAATTCTACTCGTAGCAACGCTATCGTCTGCGAAAATGTCGACGGTAACAGTGATTGATTGTCTTGCGATTTCTAAATCGTGGTCAATCTGTTCAACATTGTTATCTTCGATTCGAAAGGTAATAGCTGGTACCTGACTATCTGCAAAAGTAGCTTGCGCTCCTTGACGGCAGTAATAACCTAGAGCATTAAGCGTTTGATAGATTTCAGGTTTGGGATTGAACATTATTTACCTTTCCTTGTGGCCGCAATTACGGCCTGTGCGACAATTTCGTTAATCTTGCCGCTATTTTGCTTCAATGCAGGGTAGAGATACGGTTGAGCGACTTGGCCTTTGATATGGCGATTAAAAGTTACGCCGAGCTTAGTAGCTGCCGGAGAGCCACCTCTCGCGCCAGTACCGAATTCTACATAAGGCGCATACTCTTTACTCGTATGAACTCCACTCGTAACAGAGTCGCCGTGTGCCTCGGCCTTCTTGATGTGAATCGAGTTGCGCAGTGCGCCAGTATCGACTGGAACGAGTGCCTTGGCGCTAGCACTCACAACTGCTGCCGCCTTATTCATGGCCTTTCTGAGTTCTTCTGGAACCTCACCCTGAATAAGTGTCAACTTGCGATTCAGCCTATCAACGCCCTTAACTTGAATATTTATGCTTGCCATTTGCGCCCCACGATCAGGATATGCGAGTCGTACGGCAAAACACTCACTGCGACATATTTACGACCTTCATACTGCATCAGGTCATCTACGGCGATGTCCGTAGAAGTATTACAAGTGATAGCAATATCAATATTCTCGATTAAGCCAAGCTCTTCTTGAAGCTCGCCTAGTGCATTGAAACGAACGTTTCCTAGTAATGTGCCTTTAGCTTCTTCACTAAAACTCATACCGCCTTCGGCATTCGTAGTTGAAACCTTGCGAAAAATTGCGACCTCTTTATCGTAGAAGGTGTTAGAGATTGCATTTTTTGCAGAATCAGGCCACAACACGGCATCTCCTATATGGTTTGAGTAAGTTTACGAATCCGCCAAAAATCTCTTCATCATCAGCATTGTCGATATAACTGCGGACTCTATCGGCATAGCTGATGCTTTGACCGTTGTCCGAAATGGAAGCGATTTGTAACTCGCCGCCATTTCCGGACTTTTCTTCAGCCGTACGAGTAAATACGCCGCTCGCAATGCGTGCTGCAATCTTCACCAAGCGCTCATCATATTCGTAAATATTATCGTCGTTTGGCTCAAGTTGTAGATATAGAGAAATACGCACAGCGATCTCATTGACAATGTCTTTCGCAAGTTCTTCGTCTGCTGTGGCTTTCTCGTTGCGCTTCTTTAGCACCTCTACTACTTGTGATTCGAACTCATCTTGAGCGATTAACATTTTTACTCCTTTTCGGCTTTTTCAGCCTTCTTGTCGGCCTTCGCTTCAACTTTTGGCTCGGCTTCTTTCTCTACGGCTTTATCAGCCTTGAGAGGATTACCTTTAGCGTCGCAAGGAATATAGTAGTCCGGACGCTTTTCATATTGCTCAATCAGTGAAGTCTGATTTTTGCCTTCACCGACCTTTACCTCGTCATTGACTGCAAGAATAGTTCCAACAGTACGAAGTTTGAAATATTTTTTAGCCATTTCGTTATTCCTTATTTAGGTTGATATGGTTTGTGGCGGATATTACTCCGCCACGCTTGCCTACAAGCTAATCTTAAAGATTAAATCAGGCTCAACAGCCTTAGTACCCTGCTTGTAGAAGAGGGAGACTTCCATAGCATCGCTGAATGGAATGCGAGTTGGGTCGGTGTAGTCGCGAACAGTAACATCCTGAGCGATAGCGCCTTCGTGCATGATGACAATATCAGCAGTCTGGTTGATGTTGTTGTAAACGCGTACGCCGCCGTTAAAGACAGCTTCCTCTTCACCAGTAACGGCATTCTTGATCACATTGAGGTGATTTGCAAGCTTGCCGAAGATGGCTGGAGAAGCGGCGATGACGAGCTGATTACGCTTAACACCACGAACCCAGTCGTTCTTGATGCTTTCAGCAGTCTGGATTGCCAACTCAAGAATGTCCTCGATAGCAGTAGTACCGGCAGGAACCGTAATAGCGGTTGCGGCGCTCTCGGCTACCTCGAAGAATTTATCGTCGAGATAAGCAGCCATAGAAGCAGCTTCATCGTCCTGACGGCGCTCGACTAGATCAACAACACCAAATGCGGCAACATCGGTATTCTCGAATTCTTCAACAATTTCCTGTGGATCGTTGATATTGTTCGTAACTTTACCGGTATTGCGGATTGGGTCGCCATTGCCAGCCTGACGAGCGGTACCGTAGGCCTTAGAAGCGGAGTTCTTGAAGCGGTCATAAGTAACCGAACCGGCGGCTGGGTCGCCTACACCATATTTGTTCTTGATTTTGGTCGAAATCGCAGCTTTTGCTACGGATTCGATAACAGCACCTTTAATATCAATCAAGTCGTCTTTAGAGGTGCCAGCAGCATAGATATTTAATGCTGAAGTGTTAGCCATTTTAATTCTCCTTGACTATTGGAGGTCAGAATGAGGTAATGCCTTGGCCGTTATCTCGGCCGAATTTCCTCACACCCTGAGTGTTAGTGCGCTGGCTTTTATCATGTGGAGTTCCGCTCCCGATCTTGGCTTTAATGCCTTCTTCGAGTGCTTTACGCCACTCTTTATCCAACGCTTCGATGTTTGACTTGGTCGTAGCCTCATCCTCATCGACTACATAATCGACTAGATTAGTAGGTATATTGCGTTCTGACATGATAGCTAAAGCCTCGCTTCTGCGCTCACGCATCGTAATCTCACGCTCACGCTTTTCGACGGCCGCCTCACGTTCGGCGAACGCTTCTTTTTGCCTTTCGTCCTCCGTCAGCTTGGCTTTGCGTTCATACTCTGCAATTGCGTCATTTACAGCCTGTTGCTTTTCTTTGTCGAATTGCTCGCGCATACGAGTGCGCTCTTCTGAAAGCTTTTTACCAAGTTGTTCTTGAGTAAAAGTGCCGCTACCTTTGTTTACGTCAGTAGCTCCGTTGGCGGTAGTGTTGCCTTCGGCTGGCGTTTGAGTATTTTCAGCTGGTTCAGCCATAAATATTCCTCCGATTTTAACGCATCGCTGCGAATTGGTTTCAACCAAAAAAGCGGCCTCGTGGGTCGCTTGTGAAGAATATTCAACCGCGATTCTAACGAAGTCGCCATTGATCTTAGCTTAATTATACCACAAGTAGAATAGAGATACAAAAACCTGACATTGTACGATCGGATGTAATGTTTTTGTATCAATATCAATATCAATACATAAAGATTTATGTCTTTTCTTTATACTACCAAAGTTGAATAAAGACTTTTTATATTCTAACTTAGTCACTCAAAGTTGATTATAGTGATACAGTTGGTGATACAGTTGGTGATACAGTTCTATCGCCGCTCTATCGGACAAACAAAAAACCTAGGAAGTAGCGTACGCATCCTAGGCACTTTCGAGGCGAGGGATGGACTTGAACCATCATTTGACACCAGTTGCGCTGGCCGCCTTTACCAATTCGGCCACCAAGCCCCAATTCGCAACAATTTTATTATAACAGAAACCGCCACAAATGACTGCGTTCCCACAATCCATTTCGAGGCGGTTTATAACGCTCTATACACGTGGTATAGGCGTAGCTTCATTATTACAAATATCTTTATCGTGTCAAACATTTACAGTTTTCTTTATATCTGCTTTATCTAAAAGCCAAGTGTGGCGATTTTTCCAAGTTTCTGAGCGATGTTTGCCGGTCGTGTATTCCCGTCTAGCCGCTCTTTTTCTACCCCATACGGAGTGACTACCGCGCAAATTCTCAATATCGTTTGCAGGGCAAAATGTACAAAAATCACAGCTTAACCGAGATAAACGAACAAACTCTCGATTATTATGGGCTTTTAACCTAGCCTTGGCGCGGATATTTAACTTTCCCATATCTTGATTATATACTGGCGACTGTATCACAGTGATATAGTCGAGTGATATAGTCATACTTCACCGCTATACAAGAAAAGGGCATCCAACAGAGGTAAATTTACTTCATGGTTACTTCAATCGAACATCCATCTAGCAAAATGCTCAAAATTTGCAATTTTTCTGCAAGATTTAACATTTTCTTTATATGATAAAGCGTTCATATCAAGGCGCTTAATATGAACGATTTACTTCAAACTGTTCGAATTCGACCAGTTTAGTTTTTTGCATATAGTTTATGCTTATGTTAAAATGGTAGTAGCACAAATATTACAAAAGCGCAATAGGAATATTTACAAAAATAAAAATTATGATAAAATAGTAATAGGAGAAACGGATATGAAAAGCGATTACAAGAAAATAACCCAGATGATAAACTATCTGATTCGCAAAGACGAGCGAGCAGCTAGTATTCCTGAGCTTAAGATTATTAAGCTTGTTTGGGCTGCTGATCGCTATCATATTCGTAAATATGCTCGTACTGTATCCGAAGACTACTATGTTGCTATGAAAAATGGGCCAGTAGGCTCTCTAACTAAAGATGTCGCAGAATTTAGCGATAATGAATATAGCAATGTTGAGCCAACAGACTTTGAGTATATTGGTTCATATATTCGTTTTGAAAAAAACAACGAAAATGGGGTACTTAGCTCCATAAATGATGTAGATTATGATGAGTTATCTGAAACCGACAAAGAGGCTTTAGATTTCGCTTGGGATAATTTTGGAAAGTATGATTGGCGTAAGCTTGTCGAGATTACCCACAAATATCCTGAATGGAAAAAACATCAAGCAGCACTAGAATCCGGATTAAAGCGTGAAGAGATCAATTTGATTGATTTCTTTGATAATATCGAGGACGAAGACGATCCATTTAAGGTGACGAATGAATTCTTGGCTGACTCCAGAGAAATGTATTTGGAGTACAGATAGCATCATGGATATTAATGAGATTTGCAAAGTTGGCCAATGGCTAGAATTCAAAGCAGGAACTTGCTTCGGTAAAGACAAAGGCCATATTGGTCTTTTTGTTGCAGTCAGCGACGATTTAGCCGTCTGTATTGCCGTTAATGCAACGAGTAAAGTTAACAACGTCAGAGATTTCGCTAACAAACGCCATATTAGCTCTGAAGAAACCGTAGTCGTAATTGAACCAGACACCCCTGAAGCTTCATTTCATTTTGGTCAAGAAACAGCTTTTGATTGTAATAGGCCTTCAATCGTAAAAAACGAAGAGTTAGCGGAGTGGGTAGCAAACCAAAAAATCAAACTCGCTGATTACAATGTCGAAGTAAACGAAGAGTTACTTGAAAAAATCAAAGAAGGAATCTTAAAGAGTCCACTCGTATCCAAAAAGCACAAAAAGCTTATTAAACCCAATCAAGACTAAAGGAGGAAACATGAGTAGAGGAAAAGCAATAGCCACAATAGCAGTAGTCGTAGTTGCGTTTGCTAGTTTGGTATTTTTCAGCCAAACGAACAATGCGCCGGTTGACTACGGGCAATACAGGATAAGCGCGATAAGAGACTTGGCTGGAAAAATTTCAAGTGACAACCTTAATCCAGATCAGATACATGAGGCAAGCGAAGATACTGGCGGTTTGCCAGAAAAAGTAATTGGAAATCTCGATACTGCCAAAGTCGTTCTATATGAATACGCTGATTATGCCTGCTCTCACTGCGCCAGCTGGAGTGTATCTCTCGATAAAATGGTTGAGGAGTCCGACGGAAAACTAGCGGTTGTGTATCGTGGCTATCTTCTTCCGGGCTTCAAAAATAACTTAGTAGTTGCTTCTGCTGCAACGGCCGCACAGATTCAAGGATGCTGGAAAGAGTACAAAGATCTCCTATTTGCCAATCAGGTCAGTTGGGCAAACGCAAGTGGAGATGAGCTTAAAGATGAACTTATATCCTGTTTCGAAACCGCATCGAAGGGTAAGGGCGATACTGAGAAATTCTTGGCGGACATGACAAGTGAAGCGGTCGCCAAAAAAGTGGCTTTTGAGTATAGATTAGGCAACGAAGCGCAGCTAAAAGGAACACCAACTTTTAGGCTTAATGGCGAAGGTGTAGAAATTCAAGACGTCAAAGCAGTCATAAAAGAAGAACTCTCCAAGGCATAAGAAAACAGAAAAAACCCCGACCGTAGTCGGGGTATATTTATCGCAAGGCATGGCTTTCAAATGAGCGTGTGGCTAGAATGCCACGGGGGATTAAACCTCGGTATCTACACCAAAGGTATATGAACCGGATGCTCCAGAGCCATTCCAGTTGGTGACTCTTGCCTGAACGGCGGTAACATTAGAGCCGCACCAGAAAGTTCTGTTGGAGTTACCGGTCATAGCGCCGCTTTCCTCCCAAACAACAGTGCTGCCGTTGAGCATACGAATATCAACCTTGTAACCGTAGGGAAGGCTGCCGATATAGAAACGGTTGTTGCAATTATGTGCAGTCGTTACAGTCGTGTAATAACCGTAAACCGTTGTCTCGTAGCAGATGCCGATAGGTGCCGGCGGCAGAGGATCCACGGGTTCGTCAGGGGTTTTAACCTCTTCAACAGCGAGCGTAGAAACGGCAGGCTCAGTGGTCTCTGCGGCAAAAGCCGGCATTGCAGATGTGGTTGCCATTGCCATTGCCATGATAGCAGCAATGACAGAAATTCTCTTCTTAATCATTGTAAAACACCATCCTTAGTAAATGAACGAAGCGGTAAGCCACGCCTTAGCGATAAAAATCTAGAATACTCTTTTCGGAGATAAAATGCAACCCTAAAGTTACAAAAAACTATATTCCTTGAAAAGAATGGCAAAATATGCTATGATTTAGTCAAGTCAAGGTAGTCCCTCTGTGTCATTGAAATAATATGTGGAAGACGGAGGAAGACGCCTTGATTTTTCTTTTTGATTATTTTTTACGTCGATGCAAGACAATCCTTTCTTCTTCTCCTCTACTAAATACCCATAGTTCAGAAATTTTGTTCTCAGGATTATTAATATTGTAATTGCTCAATTGTTTTCGCAATTTATCTGTTAATTTTTGATTTTTAATATTAATCATAAACCTCTTTTTCCCAGATTTCTCCACGGCGCGCTTTATATGTTCTTTGATGCTATGATATTTTGCTTTTCGCACGGTCTTCAGTTCATAGCTAACTCCAGTTTCTTTTAGGATATAGTCATAGGTTGGTAGCAATTTGCCGTTTTTATCTCTTTGGAGCCTATTAATCCATGTGATGTCTCTAGGGTAGCGCTCTGCAAAATACCTTTCTCCGGAATCCATCTCATTTCGCCAATAGCGTTCATCGACACCAATTCGTTTCATCGTGAGCTTATCTTGCTCTAGGTTCTTGGTTTTATTTGCGGTACTACTAGAAACCAAAACGCCTTTCTCTTTAGCCCAAGACTGGAAGCTTTGAAATTTAACGATTTGAGACTTGCCGTCCTCTCGTGGATCGCGCACACGGCGCTCCTTCGGCAAGTACTCTTTGCCTAAATATGGCGCAATCGTAGAACGACAATACGGATGAAGCGGCGGAACGTTATCCCCCTGATGTGCGTCCTTTACCTTAAAGATTTTACCGTCCATTTCTCGACAAATATCCGAAGTGCGACCGTCCAGTGTAGCCATAAAGACGAAGCGGTCGATTTCCATTTCCTCGTAGGATTCCATCTCGGCGTAGTTTTCGAAATAGTTAGTCTCGGTTCGAATTAAGCGCTCGGCCTCATATTTCTTGACATCAAAACGCTGGCGTACATCTCTGACGGTCTTTTCGAGTGGCTGGCCAGTCGCAATGGCTCTACCCATTATGTTTTTAATGGAACCGGCTAGCTTATCACTAGATTTCCAAATACGATTAGAATAATCGTCGCCAGCAAGCTTACTGTTCAAGATACGGTTTATCGAGCGATCATTAAGCTTGCCGAACGTCTGATCTGTGCTAGTTAGCTTTGAATAGTCGTAAATAGAGCGATAGTAGGAATGACTAATCGTTTTCTTGTATGATTCCGTAGATAGTTCCTGCTCGCGATCAGCGGCCTTTTGAACTTCAGCCCACATCTGCGCTTCTAAGAGCTTTGCACGCGTCATGCGGCCTTTGTAATAGCTAGGAAGCCTAGTTGATAATCCTGCCGCTTTCATGTCCGCCAGAAGCCGTTTAATGTCGCCAGATGGCACAATTTGACTTAGCTTTGTGACATCAAACCGTCCGGTTCCATCAGATTCCAATCGGCTATAATATGCTGCATACATTTTTTTGACGGACTCGACGATAGTCTTTGCGGACTCCTCGTAAACTTTGCGCACTTGGCGAATATACGGTATGGAGGCTTTTTCGGCCTCCGTCAACCGCGCTAGCGAACGCTTCTCCCAATACTCTTTGCTTGAGAGCGCCATTTACTACTCCTTTTCTTCGACTTCGTTTTCTTCTGGCTTACCGCTAGGATTATCTGTACCGAAGCCGTCAAAGCTATCAGCCTCGTCTTCTTTCTGCTCTTTCTTCGCGAGTTTGACGATTTCTTTAGGGTCTTTAACAAACGACAGAAGTCCAGCAAGGGTTTCTTTATCTACTAGGCCAGTGTCAATAAGAGTATTAATCATCTGTGCCGTCTCAACATCATTCTTTGGCAACGAACGAGTAAAGATAATGTCGAGATCAGAGAGTGAAATTGGCTTACTGGAAATACCATGCAAGAAGTAATCGTAGATTCTAAAACGCTCGATAAGACCTTTTTCAAAATAGCGCTCTTTATCAGCTGCGTGATTTTCGAATGAGAGGAGCTTATAGCTTAACGCGACACCGCTAGAATTGCCGGCAAAGTTCTCATCTGCCATATTCGGCGTCATTGTAATCATGTGAATATCGTCGGTAATTGCCTTGAGCAGTACGCTAGCATCAGCCTCATTGATATTCTTAACGATATATTCGACTTTCGCATCTTGCGGAAGATTTGAGAGAATGCGACTATTTTTAAGATCTTTGCGCTGCTTCTCGTCAAATTGAGTTCCGTAGAATGCGAGAATTGCATCAACTAGGCGCTCACGATCAAGAATGCGGTCGCTTTGCAGGATATTGCGCGCGTCAATGAGAGATGTTGCTGGCTCAAAGTCACCAATGCGATCACTAGAGTTTATGTATTCAATAACTGGCACTTCACCAAATAGATGCGGCTTTTCGTCGATTACGCGGATTACGCCATTCGTTAATTCGGCTTCAATTTCACGTTCTGCCGTTAAAATAGTGATATCAAATTCTGTTTTGCTTGGGCGACCAGTTGCGGAAACTTTAGCGTTATAGATGATACCGAACATCTTTTTATGCTTAACCGTATCGTCAAATACAAGGATAATATCTTGAGGTTTAACCTTTGTAGATTCTGGTTCGCCATCTTCGTTAATATAGATCCTCTCAAATGCGTGGCCATAAACCGAAGCGTCGGATTCCAGCTCATTATCTAGGCTACTAATTGCCTGTGCGGTATATTTAGCAATAACCTCATCGATATTTACTCCTTCTGCCGCGGAATATGCAACAGGCTTTCCGAGAAGATAAGCTGAGTTGGTTTTACTAATGTAGCGCGCATAATTTGTAATAGCTAGTAATTTATGTGGTGCTGGGCGCTCGGTAATAAAGCCGTCCTCATAATACTTTTGAAGCTCGTTATAACGCTTAACATCCTTGGCGCGCTCACGGCTCATAACAAGTTCGCCCAACAAGCTTATCGGTTGGCTCGGTTCCTTCTGGCAAAATGTATAGCTTTTTCATGGGTCTCCTTTCTAATACATTTCAAATGGTTGGCGAAAATCTTCGTCGTCTAGTTGGGAGGCCGTAATTACTTCAGCTTTACGCTCAGTTGTAATTGCCTCGTATATTGCAGCCAGCACATCCACGGCATCGTCATGGGCATTTTTGCCTTTTTTCTGATAATTCATGACTTGCTTGTAGAATTCTGGAAAACGTTGTTTCCATCCGGCTGGCATATAAATGTGGTTTTGCACCCACGCAGAGCTAGCAAGAATACGAGATTCCTTATTGTGGGTTTGTGTCTGAGTATTAACTATTGTCCTATTCGAATCGTAGGTTTCAGAAAGAATTCGCTCTACATTTCTTGCAAAACCGCGGCCACCATTATTCGACTCAATAGTAGCGCGTGTGACTTCACCGTCATGCAAAAGTGCCGCTACTGAGCCTTCGGTTATTTCCATTGCAGCATCAGTAAATACCAGATTTGTGATGTAGGCTTCCTTTTCATAAACAACATAATTAATCGAGCAGAGGTAGTCTGCGCCGGTATCCGCGGTATCGGTATAGTTAAGAACTTCTGAGTGCTGAGGCAAACTTTCCCATTCCTTGAATTTAGAGTAGAGGCGACCTTGAACATCAATTGGTTTTTGGTTGTAGTTAGCCTCGACAATATCGAGGTTCATTTCCTGCGTAAGCATATCGTAGGCCTTGCGATCTAGAATCGCCGGACAAAGCATCGTGCCGTCTTCATTGACCGCCTTATAAGTGATTAGCTTGACTGCATCACCATAGGCATTAATGATGCGCCCTGCAAGGTCTCCTTCAGCCCAACGCGTCATAATGACAATCATCTTGCGATTACCCTCAAGGCGCGTCAGCATTGTATTGGTAAACCACTGCCAATGTTTATCGAGAGTCATCTCGTTATAGGCTTCTTCCGAGTTCTTGATAATATCATCAATAATCAAGAAATCACAGCCAAAGCCCGTCGCTGTGCCTGTTGGTGAGGTAGCTAGATAATTTGGCCGACTACTTCCTTCGAGAGACCACATTTGTGCTGCCGCTTCACCATATTTGACCTGAGTATCTGGAAAGATGTCGTTATAGATTAGGACGTCGCCAGCTTTCTTTGTCAGAATCATATTGCGTACGCTACGAGCAAATAGACTAGACAGCGTCTCATTATACGAGCCGGTCATTACACGATAGTCTGTATTTCGGCCAAATAGCCATGCAGTTAAACACTGAGCGATAAGCGACTTGCCGTGACGAGGCGGAGCGTTAATGACGAGAAAATGTTCACTTGGATTTTCGACGAATTTTTGAATATCATCGCACATCTGGCGAAGATATTTCTTGTCATCCGTGAAGAATGTCGGAAACATGAGCTTACAGAAATGCCAAAAACTAATCCTAGCGCGTTCTAGCGTTAGCTCTAGCTTTGTATCTGCGTCAAGCTCATATCCCACTACTTTTCTCCCAATAGCTTGTTGATTTGTTCGAGCGATAGCCCTTTGTAAACTCGTTCGTGCTTCTGCTCGGTGACGTCCTTAGTTTCAGCTGGATCGTAGCCGCTATTGAGCCTAATCTTCATGTCAATCGCGCGCATAACATCAGCAGGCGTAGATTTTTTATCGTCAATTATTTGGTCTAGTCTATCTAAGTCTGCTTGGACTCTTTCGGGATTCTTGGCATGGCGGACTTTAGACATCGCCTTATACGATAATTCTTGAATAGGGCGGCCTCCGCACTTATTATTTGGCTGGTAGTCTTTACTGAATAGCTTCTTGCCAGATTTCGGTTTACTTTCGCTTTTATTGACAGATTTGCTATTTTGTTTTTTTGTAGCAGAAACAGAGGCCTTAGCTTTAGTCGTTTTCTTTACCCCTGTCATTTCTACTCCTTACTCCTTGATAGGCATCTCTTCGTAGTCGATTCCAAGAGATTCTTCCGAAGACTCCTCTTGGATTTCGATTTTCTTAGGTTTAGTGGCTTTCTTTTTGGCTGGCTTATTAAGTTTAAGCTCGTAGGTTTCGCCAAAGCGCTTAATTGTGGCGCAACCATTCTCATCAAACTCTTTCTCAGAAACTTCTATCTCTTTGCCATAAAGATTAATGATAATGCGGCCGTCTTTGTCTGGCTTGACTTTGATTGCCATAGTTATTCCTTTCTTGGCTTGCATAGCCACGTTTTATTCTCGAAGCGTACTCGATAAGGCCTTTGATACTTTTTTGTCGAATAAAACCTTTCCTATCCATTACGACTACGCGAAGGCGCTTTCTTGTATATAGAGTGGCTTCTTCGGTATCAATGCCAAGTTGAGCGAGTAGGCGATTCGTCTTGACGTGGAAGATATAGGTTCTTTTACCTCGCATCCAGCACCAAATATCTTTATCGACGCACATATCCTTGAAGACGCTATTAGCAGCAAAAGTAGCAGCCACCAATGCGCGATTATAGGAATAGTCCTTGCAAAAATTGCCTGTACGCTTATCGATAAGGCGTTCGCAAAGCGCTCGACTTGCGACAATAGCTTCGAACTCCGGAATCGTGAGATCATTAAGCAT